ATTTGGGAGATGAGCCACCCCCCTGACCTAATCGGGTGCCGGAGGTTTTTGTGTATTTTTTACACCTGTTCCCGACGCCTTGCCGAAGCGTTTGGAGAGCCGGTCAGCCCATTGTGACAGCCGTTGGACGTTCCTCTCCTGCCTCTTGGCCTTCGTCCACGACCCTTCGGCCTTGTGTATGTCGGCATGGCACTGGTAGCAGAGAGCCTGACAGTTGGAGCGTCGAAAGGCGAGGTCCCTGCACTCTGCCTCTGTGCGCCCTGACTCCACTGGGATGATGTGGTGCACACACCGGGCGGGTACGATGAAGCCTTCTGCCTTGCACCGCTCGCACAACGGTTGCTCACTCAGGACCTGCCAACGCAGACGCCGCCACTCCTTCGAGTTCATGAGTTGTATGTATAACTTACCGTGCATCACCAGTCCTCCCCGTGTGGTCTGTAGTCCATGCGCTCAGCCAGCAGGTCACCCGCATCGTGCTTGGGCTCCCTCAGTTCAGGCAGGTCGGGCACATCCTCGGGCTCGAACCTGATGGTAGTCTGCTCCATGTCTTCGATACTCTTGCGGTGCTTCCGCTTAGTACGCTGGCCGTACTCCACCTCCCTGCCGTAGTCATGCCGTGCATTGTCCTCGAAGTCCTTACGGTATTGTGCGTTCAGTGCCTCGATGGTGTGCGCATCGATCATCACATCCAACAGTTCAAGGATGCTGCTGCACTCCATCTCCACAGCCAGTGCACGCAGCCGTCTGTATCGCTCAGGACAGATGACCTCTATCATGCGCTCTATGATCGTCTGTATGTTGCTCGTCTCATTCCAGTTGCCGAAGATGGGACGCGACACCATCACCGCCCTGGCACCCTTGCGGTTCTTACCCGTCAGCAGATACACGGCTTCCTCGATGGTTCTGTCCGGCGTCGGGTCTGCCAGGTTGAACGCATTGTCCCAACCTATCATGTGCTCGAACACTGACATCATCTTCTCCATGTTGGCAGACAGGTTGTGCCGGTCGTCCGTGTACCTGACGAACGTGTCCACCATCATCTGTATGGCCTGATACGGCTTGATGCCCTTGGTCTTGCAGATCTGCTTGAATGTCTCTGCGAACTCAGGACTTGTCTTCGTACCGATGACGACATACTTGCCGCTGTTATTCTTCTCTTTCATTAGTTACCTCCAAATTCAATTTATCGTGCAAAATCTTCACCGCTGGTATGTCCTCCATGACCTCATCCACGGTCTTGTATATCTTCTTGTTTGCCAACATCCGGAGAACCACGTCGGCGATGTCCGCCTTCGGTCCGTCCTCCGGCTTCCACCACTCCGTCACCGGCTTGTCTTCAACCAATATCTTCGAGTAACCGAGCGAGTCAGCATTCTCCTTCCATGCCTTGATGCCGTCACGATCTGGGTAGAGGATGATGTTTCGCCCTTCCTTGATGAGAGGCTCCAGTCTCTCCCGGTTGATGTTGCCCACACCGCCGCATGCCATCCACACCTGATTGGCGTTGTTGCCATACGCGATGGCCATGATGAGTGCGGTCTTCTCACTCTCCACGATGCATACATCCTGGCGCACACCCGGCTTGTCGTATTTGTGCAGGAGGTGCAGGCCGAACAGGCAGGGCTTCACGTCGGTCTTGTCAGCTGAGTACGGGCAACGCTCATCCCGGTAGAGTGCGCTGTGAACCCAGTCGAAGTTATATTTTGCATCCTTGTTTCGATGGCCGTCAGTCTTATAGAGCATCATCTTTCCCGTGCGCACATGCTGCTTCTCGTCGATGAGCCAGAAGATGGTCATGCCGTTCTTGGAATGGCCGATATGGTAGGCGTCCAGGGCTCTGTAGATTCTCGCCTTCTGTGCGCTGTCCCAGTTGCGCGTCATGATCCACCGCATAAGGATGTCTTCGTCAAGCAGCACCGTGCGGACCTGCCACATCCAATCAGGCAGCACCAGCATGGGCAGAGCCGGCACCATCTGCCGTGGCAGAGAGGCTTTCACCTTGAAGTTCTCCGAGCCTTCCACCTCGATGCTGTACTTCTTGCCCAGCCACCTGACGGCGTCTGCGAATGAGAGGTGCTCATGCTCCATTAGGAAGTCGATAGGACCGCCCTGCCATCCGCATGAGAAGCACTTGGCATAGTTCTTCCTCGGGCTGATTTTGAACGACCCGATGTGCCGGTCCTGATGGAATGGACACTTGCACTCGTACTCCGTCCCGCTCTTGCGGAGGTCGTAGAAGTCGCCTATCACGTCCACGATGCCTGCGGCCTCCTTAATTTTTTGTATGGTCAAATTGTCAATCATTGTCAATATTCATTTCAATCAGTAGTCTAAAAGCCTAATACGCGCGTGCGCGGGGCGCGTGTATGTGGCCCTGTCCCTTGGCCCAGGCCCCCGCCCTTGTGGGGCCATGGGACTTGGCCCTCACGCCCCTTTGGGATAGGTCTCTTATCCCTTTAGGGATAAGGCCGTTTTGGGATAAGTCAGAAAGGCAAGTCATCTCCTATCTGGTAAAGGTATGCGCCGTTCTTCTTTTGAGTGGTCTGAACGAGGTAATTTTCGCTGATGGCCACTTCGATGTCGGCTTGCAGTTTGTCATTGTTCGTCTGCCATCCGTTCTCCTTAAACAGTTTCTTGATGGCGTTCTTGCTCATCGGCCATTCCGCAGAGTCCTGGATGGCATTCAGCCACCTCTTGATGTCCTCACGGCTGTCTGCTTCGGCTCCGTTCCCGCCGATCTTCTTCAGGTTCTGACCGCTGCCGAAGATTTTAGGGATGCCGAGCGCACCGGCAGCCTCCGTTACCTCGAAACGCCAGTCGTCCATGTCCTTTCCTCGGGCGTCCATCTGCTTCACCGTAAAGATCACTCCGTTCGCAGTCTTCTGCTTGAGACAGCAGAGCGTGTCACTGACCTTGTTTCCCATTTCGGTGCCAAGGTGTCCACGCATTTTCGAGTCGTCGTCATTGCCCGGACGGGGGTTCAGGTGCAGGGCGTTCCAAATGCAGATGCCGCGCTTCTGCGCCTCTGTCATCAGCAGCGACACCAACTGGCTGCTCTCCTCGTTGTCATTAAAGTCTCCGATAATGTCGCGGATGCCGTCGATGAATACGACGTCAGGCTTCAGCGCGACAACGGCTTTCAGGATCAGCGACAGTCTCATCCGGTGTGCCGGCATGCCAGTCTCCTCGTTCTTCTCCACACCACGCAGCCAAAGCACGTTGAACCGGTCGTTGGGCTGGTTCATCGGCCAGTCACACAACCAGTGCACACGTCTGAGCACCTTCGCGGAGTTCAGTTTCTCCATCTCCGTATCGACGTACAGCACACTTGGCTCGTGCCCGAGGTAATCTCTCGTGCGCTGTGGTATTTTCAGTCCCGGCAGGTATTCTTCCACCTTCTCTGTGCCACTCGCCAAGATGGCGGCCATGAGTTGGGTTATTAAGAACGATTTTCCGTTCTTTTTCTGCCCTGTGATTGCCTGAATACCTCCCAACGGTGAGAAGGGAATACCATTGAACTCGAGGATGAAGAAAGGCTCAGGGTATTCTTCACGCGGGTCAAGCAGATACGGACGAATCTCATCTATCACGATCTGCTCGGAACTTCTCAATTCAGGTATGTCATTGCGTTCTTCCATCTTACAATCCTTTCTCTGTTTCCGACCTGATTTCACTGATTTCCCGAAGAGCCTTCTTCTGCTCGCCGTTTGTGCGGAATATCTCGCAGAAGTCGTCAACCGTGTCCATCGTCGAGTCATACATCAGCGACGGGTCTGTCCACGCCTGCATAAGTTGTTCCAACCCGAGAGAGATGTTCCGTCTCTCCAGGCTGCTCATATCTATGTCCGAGGTGTCCGGTGCCAGGTCGATCATGGCACTCCTCCACATGTCGTTGATGTTCGCCAGCGAAAACTGCGCGAAAATGTACTCCAACATCCGGCGGGGCAACTGGTAGCCGGTCACGCAGCCTTCAATGCCCTGGTTGTAGAGTTGAGCAGCGAGTTCGAGGGCCGCCATGGCGGTCATCACCCACGCCACATGGTCAGCGTCCTTCA